ACGGCACCTGCTCGGCCAAGCTCTTCTTCCTGGCCGACGACGGGCACTGCCTGTCCAAGTCCTACGGCACGAAGTACGCCGGCTCGCTCGCCATGCTGGTGGGCCGCCTCTCCGGCTCCTACGCCAAGGAGATCAGGGCCGACGCCACCCCAGCCGAGTTCCAGCAGTACGTCAGCCCCGCCGTCGGCAAGCCCACGGACATCAGCGTCGAGGTCACGCCCAACGGGGAGTGGAACGGCAAGCCGCAGTTCAAGTACAAGCTGACCTTCCCCAAGGGCGGCCAGAAGCCCGCGGCCCCCGCCGCAGACTCCGGCAGCGTCCCCTTCTGAGGCCATGACCGAAGTCCCTCCCGTGCCCCCGACCTTAGTCCTCATCGCAGGCTTCGCGAGGGCCGGGAAGGACACCCTGGCCACGGGCATCCTCGAGTGGTCGAAGCGTCCGGCCGCCAAGCTCAACTTCGCCGACGTGCTGAAGGAGGGCGGCAACGCCTTCATGGAGTACCTGCACCTGCAGGACCGCGGCAACTTCTTCCACGAGCAGTTCAAGGTCGAGCACCGTGACTTCCTCGTTGCCGCGGGCAAGTTCGCCCGGTCCCTCAACCGTGACGTCTTCGCCGAGCATCTCGCCAACTGGACGCCGTGCCAGGAGGCCCCCGACGGCGAAGTCTGCCAGACCGTCGTCTGCTCCGACCTGCGCTACCTGAACGAGATCCAGGTTTGTCAGGAGATACTGACCCCGCTCGGCTGGCGCGTCCGCACCGTCTACCTCGCCACCGCCGGGGTCTACCATGCCAACGACGAGGAGTTCTACAGCATCCTCGACATGAAGGCCAACCACCGCTTCGACCAGGAGTACATCTTCCGGCCGAACGCCCGGCAGGACATCATCAACGAAGGCCGCCGCCTCGCCCTGTCATGGCAGCTCTGACCCCCGAGGAGATCGCGTGGGCCGCTTCCCTCGGCATCTCGCCCGCCCGCGCCCTGTGGCTGGCCTCGTGCCCGAAGTTCACGCGCTGGGACTACGTCAGGAAGCCCGCCGCCGACCGCAACCTGTGGAAGAACGGGAACTTCTGGTTCCTCCGCATGAAGCGCCGCGGCGTCCACATCGTCGAGCGCCTGTCAGCAGACTACGACGAGGCCCGCCGCCTCCGCGACCTTCGCATCAACGCCATCAACAACGACACCCCATGAGCAAACCGATCCGCTGGGTCGCCGCAGGCGACAACCACGGCGACAAGGCCGACCCCGAGGCCCTGGCCGCCCTCTACGCCTTCTGCAAGGACTACAAACCCGACGTACGCATCCACCTCGGCGACTGCTTCGACCTGCGCTCGCTCCGCCGCGGGGTGGCCGCCGCCGACGCCGAGTCCGCCGAGTCGCTCAAGGGCGACATCGAGGCCGGCATCCAGATGCTGCGCACCTTCGCCCCGACCGTCTACCTCTGGGGCAACCACGAGCACCGCCTCGACCACGCCATCAGCTCGTCCGGCTCCGCCCTTATCCGTGACTACTGCTCCGACCTCAAGGACGCCATCAACCGCGAGGCCCGCAAGGCCGGGGCCAAGGTCATCCACGGCTACCACGCCGAGAAGGGCGTCCACCGCCTCGGGCCCGTCGCCTTCGTCCACGGCTACGCCCACGGCATCAACGCCGTCCACGACCAGGGGAAGCACTACGCCGACCGCGGCGGGGGCCTCGTCTGCGGACACATCCACCGACTCGAGCAGGTCAACCTCCAGAAGCACAACGGCGGCGCCGCCTACTCCGCCGGGTGCCTCTGCCTCAAGGACGAGATGGCCTACGCGTCGCACCGCCTCGCCACCTCGCGCTGGGGCTCCGGCTTCGCGGCCGGCTGGGTCGACGGCGAAAACTGGAAGGCATGGCTCGTTCACAAGGTCGGCGACCGATGGATCTGGCAGACCGACCTCAAGGTCTGGAAGGCATGAAGGCCGCCGACATCGCCGCACGCCTGGGCAAGTCCCTCGCGCTGACCAACCAGACCGAAGTCCCGAAGGGCTGGTACACCATCCGCGACCTCCAGCTTATCTTCGGGATGCGCTGGGCCGCCAACGCCTCCACCCGCGCCAAGAACCTGCACACCCGCGGCATCGTCGAGCGCATGGAATGGCGCGCCTACAAGGACCACGGCTTCGCCCGCGCCTACATCTACCGCCTCAAGCCCCCGCACAAGACCTGGCAGCAGGCCGTCGACGCCTACCACACCGTCGGCGAGCAGAAGGTGCCGAAGGGCTGGTCACGCCCCATCGACTTCGCCAAGACCATCGGCATCTCCGCCGAGGCCGTCCGCAACGCCATCGCCCGCCACGGCCTCACCACCAAGGTCTTCAGGACCAACCGCGGCGTGTCCGGCCTGCACAACAACCTTTACGTGCGCACCGCCGAGATCGTCAGGCTCTACTCGAAAAGACTTTGACCCGCTCGGCCTGACGCCCCATCCCATCCCCTTCCATGCCCATCCCGTCCTCCATCGACGCGGAACGCGCCCTCCTCGGGACGCTCATCCGTGACTCCCTCCCATTTCCTGAAGACCTATCGCCGGCGGACTTCTTCGAGCCAAACCATCAGGACATAGCTCAGGCCATTCGCGACCTCGAGGCCCAGGGAACCGCTCGCGACGAGACCACCGTAGTCACCTACCTGCGTGACGTGCGCTCGTTGGTTTCTTATGTCTACGTCAACGAACTGACCGACATCTTATTATCCTACAACCCCGCATGGGCAATAGAGGTCCGCAGACAGTCGGCCTTGCGTGCCATCTATCTCGCCGCCCACAAAGCCATCGAGCACATCGGCAAGCCCGGCGTCGAACCCGACCTGATCGCCGACTTCCTGACCAGCGAGACCGAACGCATCTCAAAGCGCACAGCAGCCAAGACGGGACCACAGCGCATGGACCTCGCCGACCTTGAGAACTTCAAGAGGGAAGCCGACCCGACCAACGTCCTCGGCAATCGCTGGCTGTGCAAGGGCGGCTCCCTCGTCATGGCAGGACAGGCCGGCACGGGCAAGTCGGCGCTGATGATGCAGGCCGCAATCAACTGGACGCTCGGCAAGGACTTCTTCGGCATCGCGACGGAACGCGGCATGAAGATGCGGACCCTCGTCATCCAGGCTGAGAACGACGCGGGCGACGTGGCCGAGTCCATGCAGGACCAGATCCATTCACTCGGGCTTAACCAGGATGAACGCGCCGAGCTGAAGGAACGCCTGCACATCTACCGCGAGGCCGTCGCCACAGGCTCCGAGTTCGGACGCGTCCTTAAGAAACTTGTGACAGAGCACCAGGCGACGATCGCCTTCGTGGACCCCCTGATGGCCTACGTCGGCGCGGACATCTCGGAGGCCGCCGAGGCCGCCAAGTTCCTGCGGCACATCATCCAGCCGATCCTCAACGAGACGGGCGTCATCATCGTCTTCATGCACCACACCGGGAAGCCGAAGTCAGCCAAGGACAAGGAAGGCCAGACCGCCGCCGACCTCGCCTACAACCTTTTCGGCAGTTCCGAGGTCACTAACTGGGCGCGGGAAATCGCCTGCCTCATGCGCTGTCCAGGGGATGAGCAGATCTACCGCTTCGGCCTGACCAAGCGACGGGGCCGCGCCGGCATGACCGACATAAACGGGGACAAGGCCGGGGAAATCTACATCCAGCACTCCCCGAACAGGGGTGAAATACGCTGGGTAAGGTCCAACCCGCCCATCACCTACGACCAGACGTGGTCTTAAACCCCTCTGGCTTGCCCTCAGAGGCGTTTTCTACGGCAGGTCCATACCTGCATAGCCATCAGACAGTCAAAACGCCTTAAAACGGCTCCAAGCCACAAACCACCCCCCCCCATTACAAAACCGACGACAAAACCGACGACAAAACTATGTTCTGCTGTAGTACGCAACAATGCGTACATACAAGCAGAAGGGGAGAGAGTGCAACGGCTCGCCTTGACGGCGGCCTGCACCTCTCCCGAAAGACAGAAAGACACTTGAACCCACCATGCCCACCTACCGCAAAAGACTGACCCCCGAGCAGATCGCACGACGCGCAGAACTGCGAAAAGCCGAAAGACTCAGACGCATCGAGAAGCTGCGCGAATACGCAAGGGGATGGAAAGACCCGGCCCAGATACCCATTCTCCTGGCACGCTCGGCGGCCGGACGAAAGGCAATCGCCATGCGCAAGGAACTCAGGACGCGCACCCTTCAGACCTTTCTCCGAAAGCAGCCAGGACGACTGACCAAGACCCAATGGCTTGACGTGCTCGCACGGGGTGAGGACGAGATGCGAGCCATCATGCGGCAGATCAGCCCAAGCACTATTCCTGACTTTAGGGCTAAGAGCGCAAAACATCTTTTCAGGACGATGACTCGCAACGGGATGCTGAAACTGGATTTGGTCACGTCCTTGTGGACCAATCCTTACCGCTCAGTCTGACCCGTTTGCATTTGGTTGATACACGGCAAGACTCTTGATGCTTGGCACGCACGACCCAGGACCTGACCGCGCCGGCGAAGGACGCACGCTCCTTCGACCGCTGGTTCTTCTCACTGCCACGCAGGCAGCAGGAGAAGCTGCGCGACTCCGGCGTCATACCCTACCGCGAGATGCGCAAGAGCCCTGACTACGTCTTCGAGGTCAAGCCGGACCATCGCGACTGGGCGACCAAGGACAACCAGGAGCGCACGGAGGTCGACTCATTCATCAGCCGCGAGCACGTCGGCCAGATGCTCAAGGCGTTCATCGACGCGCTGGCCATGACCGATGACCTGCGCTTCCGCCGGCACGTCGAGCTCATACGCTGGGCGCTCAACCTGCCCGGTTGCCTGTCCTCGCGTCAGATCGGGAAGATGTACGGACTGAGCAAGACGATGATTGCCATCAAGGCGAAGGACATCCGGGCGTCCGTCTCGCTCGACGTCCTTGCCGAGTTCCCGCATGTGAACGCCAAGAGGGACAGAAAACCTACTTCCCAATCAAACCATAAGTAGAACCTATTTATGGAACAAAGAGTACCACCAGAGAAGCGAAGCAAGGCGTTGAAGTATTACTACGACAACATTGAGCGGCTTCGTGCCAAGCAGAGAATAAAAGCAAAACAGAGATACTATCTCAACAAAGAGAAGAAGCTCTTGGCTAACGCGGAATACAGGAAGAACAATCCTGAAAAATGGAAGGCCATCAAACAGGTATCGAATGCCAAATACAACAAGCGTAGGTTTTTCTTCGTAAGAGCTTTAGGCATACTTGCCCGGACATCATCTGAACAGGATGCATTACATTTGAGCCAGGTGATTGCTCGTGCCTGGTACAACCAGCGCGGACGTTGCGCATACACCGGCAAGAGGTTGGACAGATCTGCTGAAGTAGACCACAAGATACCAATCAGCAAGGGAGGAACCAATGACCCATCCAATCTTCATTGGGTGACTGCTGCCGCCAACTTTGTTAAGCGAACCATGACGCATGATGAGTTCATCAACATCTGCACAGACATCGCAGCGTACATTGAAAAGAATGCACCTAAAGGCCTTAAACGCGGTTGCCGGAAGGAATCTCTTCCCCCCCCGCCCCATCGCGTGGTCGGTTCGACAC